GTGGCTCCCCCAACTGGGCTCGAACCAGTGACATCATGATTAACAGTCATGCGCTTTATTTTGAAAAAGTCAGTGTTCATCGGCATTTTCGGACTTTTAAAATATCGTCTGTAGTAAATCTGTAGTAACTGTTGAAATTAAAAAAAATATTTGCTTTTTTAAAAAATATTTCAAGAAAACACTTGACATATCACCCAATGAGTGATATAATATAGATACAATAAAGAAAGGGGATACCGAAATGACAAGAATGGAAAATAAAGAAATCACAGTAAAAGATTGTTTTGCTAATAAAGTGGCTAATGAGCTTGGCAGGAACATCACAATGTGCTATGTCTTTGCAATTTTGAAAGAAACAGAAAAAGCCGTATATGCAATGCTTAATGTTGGTTGTTACCAGCGCAAGACAATGTGGATTCCGAAGTCTGTTCTTGTTGAAGAAGATGTTCCCGATGATTCCAACCACAAAGTAATCTATACAGATGACTACGACAAAGCTGTTGAACTCTTCAACGACCATTGGTCAGATTTTATTTGAATGTAAAGGAGAAAACATTATGAAAAAAGAAATTTTAAATTTGATTGAAAGCAATGAGGGCGAATTTGTGTTGAATAACATCAGTTACCTCAGAAGATGGAAAAAATCCGCAATTGGTGAAAGCGTAGACAAGTTAGTCGTTGAATTTGAAAATATCAATAATGTAAATTTCGGAGTAGCGAGCAAAGAAATTGTTGCAAGAGATTACAACGGAATCATCAATGAAATCACGATTGCAACAAAAGAGTATTTGCAAAAAGTGTCAGACGAACTTTGTAGAAATCTAAAATGTGGGTATATAAATTCAAAATAAAAAAGGAGTTAACTCACCTTGAACACTATATTCATTGAAGAATCAGCCTATTCTTATCTGAGAGAATGGGCTGACAAAGACCGATTGAAATATTCCTTAGCCGAACCGTTTTTTCGGAAATGTGAAATACGCAAAAAAGATAATCCTGAATTTGTCCTGTATGTTGAATCGAAAGGGCTTCAAAGAAAATTCTCATTAAAATTCAATAAAAAACTGCTTGTGAAAGGCGAGTTTTTTCCTACTCCCGAAGGGCCGAACGATTTTCAAATTCATTATAAACTCACAGAAGAGGCTGAAATGAGCCAAGAACAGCTTAACGTAATGATGACCTTGATAACATCGTATGTACATACAAACGCTTTTCTATGGTACGGCAACTTTCTCGACCGTGACAAGCGAGAATTTTCGGCAGTCGGAACAAGCCGAAACGGCAACAAAGCAATCGTATTCAGACCGTTTCGTAACCAATTATATGCCGCGTCGGTCGGTCGTCACAGAAGCCCTGAGGGCGTGTTCCAAGTTCGCGGACACTTCCGCCGTTATCAGACCGGCAAGGTCATTTGGATAGATGGCTATCTGAAAGGAGTTGATAAGATTGACGATTAGAGAGGCAAGGCTTAACGCCGGATTAACTCAACAGAGGATGAGCGAAGTTTTTGAAATTCCTAAAAGAACTATTGAAAATTGGGAAGCTGGCAAGCGAAACCCTCCTGCCTATGTCGAAAAGCTCATAATCCGTGAACTCGAAAGGATTGCAACAGAAAATAATAAATAATAACAAATTCCCCTCACACTGTCACTAAAGATAGGTGAGGGGGATTTTTTAGCCGAGTGCCTTTTTAGCATTGGCAATTTTCTTGTCTTTAGACCAGTTGCAATCATTTATAAGATGATAAATTGCATTGATTGTCTTCTCACCTACAATGCCATCAACTGTGACCTTACCTGCTCTCTGTGCCTCTTTTACAGCTTTCAAAGTGCCGTCACCGAAACCGTTTGAGTTGTCAACCTTTGTTTTGATGATTTTCATGTTATAAAGCGTAATTAACTGCTTTTTAAACGCGAGTGTAGCCGTATTGTGTGAGCCATATTTAATCATTTCCTCATTCTCCTTATTTGATGTTTTACCGCCGAGCTGTGCGGTTACTTCGTCTGCAAGATTGCCAAGCCTGTTATAAAGCCAGTCACCTGGGCAAGATTTATTCGCAAACCACCTGTGTACAGTCAAGACCATTTCATTTGACTTTGGTGAATAATTTAGCGTCTTGCTTTCATTACCAAACCAAAGCAGTTTAGTCTTGCCATTACGCTTGCAGATGTCAACGCATAGTGTAATAAGTTTGTTGTACACCTTGCTGTTCATGGTGTACGGAGCTACTGTGTCGCTTGCACATTCGATTGTAACTGCACGCTGGTCATTTGCGTTTGATGAACTACACCAAGAGCGGTTGCTCTCATCGACACAGAGTAACACTCTGCCGTCATAGCCGATTCCGTAGTTACAGCTTGCCTCATTTTTCGTGTTCATAAAGATGTTGCCGAGGGTTTCGACACTGCACTGACCTACAACGCAATGCGGAGTGATTCGGTCAATGCTGTGTGTACGCTTACCGCTGTGATTTGGTGATAATTTAGTGTAATTAACAAGTTTTGAATTACTCATAATTATTCCTCGCTTTCGTTCACTTCGGGCAAACCTGCAATGCTTGTCAACACAGACAACACACCTGCAAGCAGAGATGCCGAGCCTACCGCAACCCAGTTTACATCTGTCATCACGGCAGACACACCGATTGTTGCAATAGCAGTCTGTGCAACAGTCTTAATCGCTCTGACGGCTGTTGCTTTTGCCCATTCTTTGGTAAAAATCTTTTTCATTTTCATTCTTTCCTTTCGTTGTTTTTTTCAAGGTCTTCAATCCGATGATTGGCAACCTTAATTTCTTCGTCCACAACCGCATTGTGCTGTTCAATCGCATATGTGCGCTCAATGAGATTGTTATGTTTTTCAACTTTCTTTTCAAGCTGTTCGATTCGATAGTTTGATATTCGGTTGCTTACACAAATGCCACCAAGTGTGCCAACTAAAGTACCAAACAGCGATATAACAGATACAATTACTTCGGGTGTCATTTTACTTCAATCTCACTTTCGACAGGCTCGTCAACGGTTGGATTGTCGCCCCAAACTGCCATGACAGCATTATAGTATTCATCAGACAGCACCGTTTTGAGCTGTTCTCTGCCCGATTTGCTGTTCATGTATGCGTTGCGGATGTTTCCGCCAACCTGCATTTCTTCACCGTTAAAGGTCAAAAACTGCTGCCTGAGTACCGACACGCTGTCCTTTGTGAGCATATCAAGTGTAATTTTTTCTTTAAGTTCCATTATTTTTACCTCCGTTATTTAATTTTGTACAAGCAAATCACATTAATTTGCTCGCCGTCTGCAAATGTGTAAGCCGTCTTATCCTGAGTCGAAAACTGTAGCCAAGTGTTATTTTTCGGAATGGCAAATTTAAAGAGCTTGCCAAGGTTTGAAATACCAACACAAAAAACATTGTCCTCGGAAATACATTTGTACGGCAAATCAATCAGCAGACACATGCTATTGCCGCCAAGAGATACTGCGTTCATTTTGACCGTTGCACTGACGATTACGATGTCACCAATCGTCTTATATGTACAGTTTGCACTTTTGATTTTATCGGTGACGGTTGAATACGGTGTGAGTATTGATGTACCACTTTCAATATTTGACGAATCGTATTTAGTCGCCAAGGCGGTTTTATCTGCTTTCACAAGCAGAGCGTTGTAAACTGCTCCGCTTGTGAGATAACACGGGCTGTTATTTTTGGGTTCGCTGTCGAACGGCATTGAATCAAGCTTTCGGGCAATACTCTTGTCTGTTTTATCAAGCCTTGCTCCAAGCGAATTTTGACTGCCTCTTGCGTTCTCGACTTCCTTTGTGATTTCCACAATCGAGCTTGCTCCCGGGAAGGCTTTGCTATCATCGTTGATTACGCTTTTTCCTACACGCAAACAAACGGTTTCAGCAGTTATGATTTCATCGCCTTCTGTAAGCACAATATCCATTTTACAAATGCCTGATAATGCAAGCATTGTGTCTGTGAGCGTAACTGTGACTACATTATTTTCTGTGTCAACGATAGCGGCAACGCTGTCCGCAACGATTACATCGTCAACCGTAGCATTGACTTTCGCTGACATCGTAGAGGCAAGGTCAACAGTTTCACCGTTGACGGTAAACGCAAAATCAATAATGCGTGAGCCTTTGTCGCCCTGTCTGACCTCTAAAATTTCGTAGTTTTTACAGCTGTTAATTTCGAGTGTCATTTTTGTATGATTAATGTTCAAATTTTTTCACCTCATTTAACTATATAATCAGATAACTTTGATTTTGGCGTGCCGAGTTCGAGACTGTTCCACCGTTCGAGTACGAAATCATAGTCTGTTTTAATTATTTTTGCTTGCAAGCTATCGTTTTCAGTATCAACATACGCCGTGTCGCATAAATGCAGTCCAAGCATTTCGGTGAGTGCAGGGGGATAGTTAACCTTTACATTGAGCGTAGGCGCTCCGTTTGTGTTTACGAGCTGTCCTCTTAAAACCTGCGCTTGAATATTTAGCTTTTGAATCAAGAAGTCCTTGTTCTCGCCTGTGTGAGCGTTGAAATCCCAGTAACCTGTTTCATCGCCGATGTAGACCGAACCGCCATCTGAAACATCAACCGTTTTCACCTTAATTAGCTTAGATTTATGGGTTTTGAATTCTTGCGGTTGAGAGCAGAGGATGACGTTCTTGTCGTTGTATGTGTCGTGGCAAGTGGCATAAGCTGCAACGTGGGAACAGATATCATCTGAATTAAGCGTTTGCGTAAGACTGCTGATGTTACTTCCCCAGCGCAAATGGCAGTTTGTAACCGCCCCACGTTTTTTTAACAACGATACATTAAAGTTATTGTATTTATATTCACCGCCGAAAACATCAACGAGTGAACCGTCAGCACCGCCCATAAAATCACCAAGAGTACAGGGCGTACAGAAGCCAAGCGTCATAGATGATTTTGTGGTAATATCTGATGTAAATTTGAAATAGTGCTCCCACAAGGTTGCCTGTGGGAACAGCGAATCACCCTCAAAATCACGACCTGTGCAAAGTATATCCCACCATTCCTTTGGAGTATGCACAACATCAGTTTGGTTGGAAGTTTCGACCAAAAAATTGTTATACAAATTGTGCTTGATATGCTTTGCTTTAACCGTAATTGATTTCTTGTCTTTGTACTGCAAATCGTAAATCTCAAAATACTGCGGTTCATCGGTTGGGTTCGGTTTTGCCTTAATGAAATACTGCGTGTCGAGTAAATCAGCACATCTGTCCGTTGTCGATAACTCCATTTCAAGCAAATAATCACCGTTTCGTTCCTCAGTAACTTTACCGCTGATTATTTCCGTAATCCGTCCGAGCAGGTTAAATCTACTTGGGCCAATTGTTTTAAAATCCGATTTATACAATAAAGGGAACATTTTTTATAATCTCCTCCAGTTCGGTCTTATTGACAGCAATGCGTTTTTATATGCAGTTACAACAATTTGATTGTTTCCAACCTTTAATCTAGGAGGTATAGTGCTGTCAACAAAATTAGTTGTACCGTCGGATTTGTGTGCTATATACTGCATGGTTTCACCGTCAAGTATTGCGTAGTCATAACCACCTGTGCACTTCAAATCAAGTGATTCGCCGTTTATGCTAACTTTAGCGATAGCCGTAGTATTATTACCACTAACATTTGTGTTAGTTATAATGATAGTAGGCAAGGATTCATATTGTTCGGGGTTGTGCAAGGAAACCGATTTATTAACCTCAAAATCAATAGTCCGCTGTCCAAGCTCTGAATACCACCACGGCTTACGGTTGAATTTGATTTTTGTTGTAAGTAATGTTGGGAGTTCACGAACAATATCGTCAATATTTGAAATATAAGCCTCGGTGAAATATCCGGGATTGTAAGTATCTTTATACTTTTGATAGCCACGATTTAAAGTCAGCCATTCGATAACGGCCCTCGCAAGGTGCTTTGCTGACAGTTCGGATAAATACGGCAAAAAGGAAATTTCACGCTCAAATTCAACATTTTGCCACCGCCCGTTATCAAGCAAAACATCACCGTCTCTGCACGGGATTTCAACCGTTGAAACATCTCTAACGGGGATTTCGTGCTGTGGCGCTTGTGTGATACGACCGCCGAAATACGATAACCATTTACCTCCGAAATAAAAGTTATGCATATGCTCTCTGCCTCCTTGTTATTTCATCGGCGAGCCGATTGCTCATATCTTCGACAAGGCTGTCAATATCCATATCGTTATTAATTGCAACAGAAGGAATATTGATACTGATGTTGTTAATGATATTAGTGGAATCGTTTTCAAACACTGAGCCTCTGCCTTCACGCTTTGATTGACGATACTCCTCAGCCTCTTGAGCTGTGAGAACTGCCTCACCGGCATCAAGATATGCGGCGAACTTATCATGTGGAACATAATCAATGCCGGCACGGAAACGAGGTAAGGTTACTTCCGGAATCGGATCTATCTCCCAGCCAATCATTGATGTTGCCCAGTTTACGCCTTCCAACAATTTATTAATAATCCAAATAATGCCGTTGATTACATTCTCAACAAATGTAGGCAAAAGGTTAAAAACATTCTTGAAAATGTTAACAACACCGTTCCACGCTTGTTCCCAGTTTCCCGAAAAAACACCTTTTACGAAATCTACAATTCCGTTAAAAATCCCCGAAATCGGTTCAAGAATTTTTTTAACTCCTTTAATTGCACCGCCTAAAACCTCCGAAAAGATTTGCGCCAACCATTCAATCACCGGAACAAGCGCAGGAATAAGAGTTTCAAGCATTTCGCCGAGTAAGTCTAAAACAGGACGGAGTGCATCGAAAACCTGTGAGATGACAGGCGATAACTGCTCAAAAACAGGCTGTAAAGTTTCAACGATGGTGTCGCAGAGCTCGCTGATAATCGGGATAAGAGGTGTTAAAAGGTCATTGAGAAATGTTGCTAAATCCTCAATAATCGGAGTGAGTGCCGCTAAAAGACCGTCGAGCAATACGCTTGCGAGCTGAATAAGCATCTCAATAACGGGCGTTAAAAGCTCTACAAGGGTACCAAACAACGGCATAATTGCCGTTATTAGCTGCATAAAATACGGGAGCAAATCCTGAATGATTTGCAGTAAAGGTGGAAACAGCTGTTCAACAATCTGAACAATGATAGGTGCTAACTGCTCCATAAGCTGAGCAATAAACGGTAGCAACTCCTCAATTAACGGCATTATCTGCTCGAGCATTGACACAATTATCGGTGCTACCTCTTCGCAAATGTTGATTAAAACAGGGGCAAGGTTGTTTGCCACACTCTCAATCAATGGTGAGAGCTGTTCGAGGAGCTTACCGCCAAGACCGATAAGAGAGTTAAGGACAGGCTCGGCGACAGCACCAATCTGAGCCATAGTGTCAGACAACTGCTGATGAGCTCTGTTAGATTCCATTACATCGCCATTTGTTTTCTTGTATTGAGCCGACGCATCAGAATATAGCGATGTGAGGGTGGATGTGATTAACTGCTGTCTTTCTTGTTCTGATGAGCATTTTGCAAGTTTTTCATTAAATTCATCTTCTGACACACCCATCCAGTTAAGAGCATCGGCAAGCGGACCTGTTACCTGTCCAACTTTTGCGGTTTCGTTTGCCGCCTCTGTCAAGCCCTCAATAGGCAAGGAATCACCGAATTGACCGTAAACACCTGTGCAAATCTCTGTCCAACTTTGCAGGTCTTTTGTGGAATCGCAAAGCAATGATAAATGATTAGCCGCCTCAGTTGCCTGTCCGCTGTCACCGACTACGGCATACAAGTCAGAGTAAGTCTGTTTTGCATCTGCCGCTGTAAATTTGTTGGTGGTGAAAGCTGTGTCGAGTTTACCCATTTCGGTGCGGTATTCTCTGGTATTTTCGGCAACTGACGATAATGCTCCGACACCTGCCGCCGCACCTCCGACCATTGCCGCTCCCCATTTGCCTGCGGTTTTGATACCGTTACCTAAGGTTTCGGCAACACCTTTACCTTTTTTCTCGGTTTCGGCGATTGATTTATTTGCCTCATCGTTATTAACAAAAATCGAGCCGAATAACTTAAATATTTCAACAGCCATTAGCTACACCTCCTCCCATTTATAATTGTCAAGGTAGTTTTCAACCGTTTTTTCAATTTCCTCTGTATTGACCGTATCAACAATGTTGTCAGACCGTGTCGAGCCTGTTGCCTTGTTAACGAAATCCGTGTACGACAAGCCTGTGAAATTTCCCACAACAGTCAAAATATAGGCTTTGTAAAGCAATTCGTCATTACGGTCATTTATAGCATTTTTGATAATCTCGACAGCCTCAGAAAAAGACAGCTCATGCAGTACGGCAGTATTACCACAACAATACTGCATGAGCATTCCAAATGTTCTTACTTCAAGGCTGAGAGCGAGGTAAAAAAACTTTTAATATCATTCTCTCTGATGATTTTCTTTACATCGCTGAGGACTTCGGGGATACTTAATTTACTCACCTCATCGGAAGTAATGTCGCCTCTGATGTCGGCCAGCAATGAATAAAATTCCTGTTCTGTTTCTTTGTTCGACAAAGAAGTCAACAGCGTAATCACAAATTCAAGGCCGACCGCTTCGGTGTTGACTGTTTCATCTTTACTGTTATTTTTGACAGCAATGCGATTTGCGAAATCTGCAATTTCCTCTTTGATGTCTGCTTTTTTGATAATGCGAGCAAGAGTAAATGCGTCTTTAATGCTTAATTTTCTCATAATTATGCCTCCGTTGCTTCCACTGTTTCCGTTTTTTCTGTCGGTCTGAAAATCTTAAACGGTGGCTTGATTTCCTCGTCCGAATCATAAGCCTCGGGTGAAAGGTTACCGTAAAACTGAGCTTCTACCTTGCCGTTGTCTTTGTCGGCAATTGCAAGTGTAAGACCGTTCTCATTGAAGCCGTTGAACACCTGAATAATACACGGCTTATCCTCCCCGAGGAGGCAGCCTACCCAAGTGATATTCTTAATGTAGTCACCGTCAAGAATAACATCTCTACCCGTGATTACATCGTAGCCTACGACCTTTTCGTCTGTGCCTTTGTCGGCAATTCCAAGGCCATAAATGAAGTTCTGGGTAGTCATCTCAGCAAGTGTTGCCTTGATGTAAACTTCCCAACCGTCAACTACTGTGTCGCCTTTAGTTCTTGTTTTTACGCCGTCAAATTCAAGGCGTCTGAGTGTCGGCTTTGCGGAAAATTCACCGCCTTTGATTGTTACACCAAGACACTTACCTGCCTTTTTGGCACTTGCATATGTGTCCGTAGCAGGATCGTAATTTACAAAAAACGCACCTGCGTCAAGTAACATACGGTCAGCCGTCTTATTGCTGTAACCGCTGTACGGTTTAATCTTTCGTGGCTTAACTGCTGCCATTTCAATCGTCCTCTCTTTCATAAACCCTCAATTCAAGGGTTGCCATTATTCTATTTATTGTTTTGTCCGATTCGGCGACATACTGCCTGTCGCCGTTGTTGTAAAACTTGTAATGCCGTTTACCCTGTGTATAGGTTGCTCTCGCAATATCCGAATAGATTTCATCCACAATATTGTCGATTTTCTCGGTGGTGAACCTATCGTACAGATTAAGCGTAACAAGATATTTCTTGTACGGCTCGTCGGTGTAAAGCTGTTTCAGTTCGTAAACAAGCCTCGGGAAGCCGTCACCAACCATAAAAAATGAGGGGACATACTGCGACAAAACCGCATTTAATAAATTTTTAATGCTATTCACCGCTGTATTCCCCCTCACTGATTTTTCGTTCTGCCTCTTCTGTGCCTACGGCACTGAGGTACTGTTGTTCAATTTTTATGATGTCTTTGATGTTACTTTCGGCGGCATCACTTAACGCTCCGATTTTTGGGTATTTATTCGTGCCAATCTCTTGGTACAGTCCATAGAATCCGCCCGGTTTGAAGCCTACCTGCAGGTCAGGAATTTTTTGCTTTGAGCGTACCCAATACTGTGTGTTTTTCGCTAAGCGTCCCGTCCTGCGTTTTATTTTTTGTCGTGACCGTTTACATACCAACTTGCCAACATCACGCAGAGCGGCTCGTTCAAGCTCTTTGAGCGTATATTGAATACGGTCAACATTGCTGATTATCTCAACGCCGTTTTTTGTGATTTTAACTGCTTTAGGAAGTGACATTGTTTTCACCTACCACATCCGTTAAATACAGCTCCGTACGCTCTGTGCCTTTAATCTCATACGCACGATAAATCTTGAACCTCTTATTTTCGAGATAACAAAATTCTTCATTGTGGTACTCGAACGAGTTGACTTCAAGCATACATTCGGGTTTCAACCCGTTCGCCTGTGCCTGAAAAAATTCAGATTGTCGAACATATTTGCGTTGTGCATAAATCGTTCGGAGTTTTTCCTGATACACAATTTCGCCGATATCATTGGTTGTTTGCCCTGACTTTTCAACAAGTTTAACAAGAGTATCTGCATTCATTCTGTTTGCGCTCCTCTCGCCGCCATTGCATCGCGCAATTCTTCGTAATGCCGTGCCCATTCGCTGTCGGCGGTAACCGAAAAATAAGCACGGCAATAGAATTTGATCGCCTGCATAACAAGTGCAGTTGAGTTTTTGTCGTTGACGTCAACTCCTGCACCTGCCATGTCACTTTTGGCAGAATCAATGAGGGCAGATATTTCATCGTCAAACAGCACCGTATTGATACGGAGCGAAACCTTTACGGCTTCAATTTCATTAGATACTGCCATAATTCAAACCTCTTTTAAGCGCTCTTTTTTACGAGTTTTACAAGGCTGTGAGTATCCACGACCTTACCGTCTGCAAGCATTACGGCTTTAAGGACTGTGTTATCGGTGTCGTCCTCTTCGTACTTCTTGACGCTTAAGCCCATTACCTCGTTGAAGATGTAATCGTTAAGATTGAACATCATCGCAAAGGTTGTGTCGGCTGAAACCGTGTCAGCATACGAATCCATATAGCCGTCTGTTGGGATAACAGCACGACCAAAAAGTGAGAGTGACGGCTTGCCGTTAAGTCCTTCGGACATACGAGCGACAGGCTGACCGTTGCTGTCTGTAATGCCCATAAATGCAAAGAATGACTTCTTTGTCATCAGCCATACAGCATCATCGTATGCAGCAGGAAGAGCCGCCTCAGCCGAGCAAAGTGTTGAATATGTAAGCTTGCCGGTTTTTGCAATCTCGATTGTCTGGCCTTCAGGGGGAGTGCAAGAAAGAATGCCGGTTGGCGAACCTGAACCCGAACCCTTAACGATTGCCATTTCGCAAGCCTTAACAACTGCGGTCTTGATCTGGTCGATAAACTGTGATTCAAAAGTGTCAAGCGCCGTTTTGGTCATAAAGAGCGAGAACGCAACCTTGCATTCAAGCTTATAGCCGGCAAAGACAACCTTGTCAGTAGTTACCTGCTGCTGGTCTGAACCCTTTTCCTCATCAACCCAGCTTGCTGTCGGGCGGATGTTCTGTGTAGGGATAAGGAGTGCTGTCGGATAAGCCGTCTTGAACACTCTTGCGTAAATTTCGCCGATTTTTTCAAGTTCAACGATTAAACGCTGATACATTGTGGTCGGCACAATAGCCGCCGCAGTGCTTGATGTGGTCTGTGATGCCACATTCATAAACTTCTGTGGCACGGGTACACCGTTCTGAATATAGTTAGCGAATGCTTTTCTGTATTCAAGTGTCGCGTACATGTCTGTTACCTGTTCGCCCTCATCTGTGAGGTCAATTTTTGTTTTGTGATTTTCAAATGGCGCAGGCATTTTAATTCCCTCCTCTGCATTTTTATTTGCCTTATTCACGGCAGAATTTTCAAACTCACTGTCGAGCTTATCAATCTGCTGTGTAATCTCTTTCGCCTCGGCGAGCTTGTTTTCTGCAATGAGCTTTTTTGCCTTGTCATAAAGAGCATTTCTCTTGTTGAGATATTCCTGTTTGTTCATTCTTCTTCAACTTCCTTTCGTTTGAGTAATTCAAGTTTTGCTGTAAGCTGTGTTTTTTCGTCCCTCATCTGTTTGATGATTGTATCAGGGATAAGACCACTAAGGCTTGCCGCAAGTTTAACCTCTTTTGGCTTTTCAGCATATTCTGCGACCTTGTCAATAAAACCTTTTTCGACTGCTTCATCAGCAGTGAGCCAAGTTTCCTTGTCCATAAGTCCAATAAGCTCGTCCTCGCTCATACCCGTTTTAAGTCGATAGGCTGTCGCAACGGCTTTACTCGCTTTAAGCAACACGCCTGATTCGTGTGCCATGTCATTGTAATCGCCTGCGGCATAGCTTGAAACATTATGAATCATAAGCATACCTGTTGGCACAATTTCAGATGTGCACGCACAAGCGATGTATGAAGCGGCAGAGGCGGCAAAAATGACCTTGATTGTAGCCTTGCTTTCGGCGAGCATATCGTAAATTTCGGAGGCGGCAAAGATGTCACCACCTGACGAATTGATAACAACCTGTACGCCCTCATCCGCCACTTCGTCAAGCTGTGAGCGAATGTCGGCTGGGCAACAGGAATCTACTCCAAACCAATCGTAAATCCACTTATCATCATTCGTAACGATAGGGCCTTTAATGTCAATTGTTTTCGGCATCGTTTTCACCTCCCTGTCCAAGTGATTTAATTATTAACAGTTCTTCACTGCTAAGCTCCCAGTTATTCATTTCTGTTGCTTCAATTTTCTGCAATTCAGCTTTCTGCAATTCAGCTTTGACACTATCCGAAATCAAAAAACCAGCACCAAAAATAGCCTTTTTCTTCGCTCTTTGTGATTCTAAAGCTCTGATAAAATGGCATTGCGATTTTTTTATTTTTATATCAATGCCATACTTCGCAAAAGGATAAAGTTTAGCACTGGTAATTACGCTATCAGGATAAGAATATTTCGGGAGTTGTTTCTTTATTGCGGCAAGCGTTTTATTATCTGCAAGCTTAACTGCTTTATATAAAGTTGGAGCAGTTCTTATTTGCAAATCAGGATCATCTAAATTTGTAATAAATGATGTATTTACAACTGCACCATTTTCGTATGTAATACTAATGCCGCAAAGAATTGTTGTGTAGTTGCAACTTTTTTTATTGCTAAAAATAGTAAGAGTAGGAGCAAATAAAAAGCATTTAATTTTGTTGCGAGTATAAAAATCTAAAATTTTTGCCAAAAGGCTAAAGGGCGGATTATCAACAACTATTTTTCCCGAATAATCGTAATTTTCGTAGTCGCCTCCGGAATAAAACGGACGGCAAAAAGTGGATTTATCAAGATTGTATTCGTTCGCCACCCAATCGCTTATAGCTTCATAAACTAACGATGGTGTATAACAATCATCTGTTGTTTTCTTGGGTTTAAATTTTTCAACAAAATCTTCATAATTTTTACTCTTCACTTTCTTCACCTCCTTCGTCAACTGCAACTGTATCTAATCTTCTGAGCGGAGTGTCTCCGCCCGGAACAGGAGCAAGACCAAGTGATTCTCGCCATTCATTCGGAAGCATTGCTCCACGGTCTACCATTCCGGCAAAATTCAGTTTTGTTTTAAGGCTTGCAGATTGTAGATTGAACGAACCGACTGCTATGTAATTTCCACAACTTCGCTGACGGCGAGTGAATAGTTTCCGTGTCAGCTCGTTTTTCAACTGAATAATCTTCGGTGAAATCACCGCCTCAAAGTAAGCGTTTTCTTCATCTTCGTTCGCTGTCGATGTGATAATTTTCACATTAGTGTTAAAAAGCTCAAGGATTCTGTTTTTTGTTCTATCCATTTGCAAAGCATTTGGAACATAGTCATTCGGGGTTATCTGATTTGCGTCAACTTTTGCGTCAACTGCCGCAACACCCACGGAACTGTTGCTGATGTTAAGGTAGTTATCAGCAAACGCTTTTGCGTTCTTCTTCAAATCCTCAGGACGCAACGATGAGGTATATTTCAGCAACCATTTAATGACACTTGAATTTCTGATAGCACTGATGATGCCGCTGTCGGTTGTTTCAACAATTTCAAGCAAAGGTGCAAGAGCCTTAAATTTGCCACTTCCGAATATGTCATTTTCAGCGAAATCATCACGCAAATGTATGACATCTTCGGAGGCAAAGCGGTAGGTCTTGCCGTTTGCAAGGATAAATTCATAAACAAGGTTGCCGTTAGTGTCGTACAAGTCCGTAGCTGATTTAGCCGGTATGAAATACAATTCCGTAGGCAAGCCGTTTGTGTCTCTAATGATGAGCCAAAAAGCATTGCCCGATAGCGATAGCTGTGTGCTTGTCCTATACAAAAGCATATCCATTGTTGTGTACGGGTTAGGTTCTTCAAGCAAGAACTTGATGTAAGGTTCGGGATTGATTAAGAGGTCTTTTCTGCCGTCAACGATTGTTTCCCTTATATGCTTAATTGATAATTTTGAAAATCTGAGAGCCTGTGCATTAACGCAAGCTCGGACGGTGTCGGAATCATATGCTCTGTTGCCCCACAAGAAGAAATTTGAATTATTCTGTGTAACAAGTTCAACCCTTGAAAAATTCTTTGTCTTTCTGACATTGCGAACAGAATTTAAAAAGTTCTTAAATTTTCCCATTCTCTCACCTCCTAAACAATGCTTAAATATTCGTCTTCATATTCAAAATATAGCGTGTAAGCGTCAAGCAAAGCCGCAGTACCGTCAATTCGTCTCGTTGACTTTGAGGTCTTAATTGGCTGTATATTACCGTTTCTGTCCTCATCTATTGCAGTATTTGCGAGACACCATTTATCAATTGGATTGTTGTTGTAGATTATTCTTTTCTTGACAAGGTCTGCTTTGAGGGCTTTCATCGGGGCAGACAATGTTTTCTTACCTTGGTGTACAGCTTCCATAACGGTAGGACCGAAAGCGTCAATCATCTGATTAACCCACATCTGAGCTGACCAAGCGTCATAGCCCTCTTTCCACAAGTAAATGTCGTATTCGTCTTGTAACTCTTGATACCACGCTGTTACAACACTTGCGTCAATCTTGTTTCCGGGGCAGGTACGCATAAAGCCCTGTTCTATCCACTTATCATATGGAATTTTGTCCTCGGTTACTTTTTTCTCTACGAGGTCTGCCGGCATCCAGTACATTGACAATACAAAAATATTTTCATTGTCAGGCACTCGGAACAACATCTTGGCCGCCGTAAGGTCGGTTGTGCTTGATAGGTCTGCGCCGCCTATCCCGTAGGTTGGGCGGAGTTCCTTAACATCAAATTTTGTTTCGTTGTTAAGCTCCTCGAAATTGAGCCACGATTCAGTTGATGTTTCGGCTATGTTAAATTCCTTGCATACAAGATTTCGTACAAGTGACGGATTTGCTTGCGCTTTCTTGACCTTGCTTGCAAGGGCATTTCGATTTTTAATAGTGCCAAGTCCGGGATTAGCCTTTTCCCAGCAATCGGGCTTTTCCCATTCTTCACGCTTGTCAAGCTCATAGATAATGTAAAGGCTGTGTTCGTCTTTGTAACCTACATCATCAAACAAGCCGTTCGTGGTGCGGACAGCATCGTCATAGATTTCATCGTAGATGTCCTCTCTGATTTTTCCGGCTGTTGTTGTAACAAGAATAAGCGGTTGGTCTCGCCCGATGGTACCGTCTGCCATAATGTCATACAACTGTCTGCCGTTTTTCCATTGGTGGAGTTCGTCCATAAGGCAACAATGCACATTCAATCCGTCGAGTGTATCTGAATCAGAAGCAAGCGGCTTAAACACTCCGCAGTTGTAATCTTCTGAACTCAATTCATTTAGCAGTGGTTTAATTCGCTTTAGCAGAGTTTCACTCTTGCGAACCATTCGTTTCGCTTCCTGCCATATAATCTTGGCTTGGTCACGCTTTGTGGCGACTGCATACACTTCGGGACCGGGTTCACCGTCACCGATGAGCATATACAAACCAATTGCAGAGGCAAGCAAAGACTTGCCGTTCTTTTTTCCGATAATCAGCACAGATAAGTTATATTGTCTTATACCGTCATCGTCTACAAAGCCAAATGTCGCCGCAAGCCACGCTTTTTCCCACAGTTCCAGCTTTACAAGCTGACCGCCCATTTTGCCTTTACTATGTCGGCAATAGTTTTCAACAAATTCAATGATGTGATTTCCTCGCTTAGCTTCGTAATGATAGCCGTCTGTCGGATTAATCACCTTATCGCTTAAATGTTTGTACCACTTGCGTATCTTGTCGCAAACAGTAACCTTGCCGTTCTTTATCTGCTCGTAATATTCAAGTATCGGATTATAGCTTAATGGATAGCGTTTCAAAGCTTGTCACGCCCCTCGACAAAATCGTCAAAGCCGTCTGTTGTCGCAATCTTTGCCTCGGTCACTTTCGGGAGCATATCGTTGAGCTGTTTGATGTATTTGAGATAGTTGCCGAGCATTGTGTTATACAAATCCGCCTCAGGTCTTTTGCGTGAGTACGGCTCTTGTGTTTCCGACTGTGAAAATAGTTCAGTTAAGCCATAAATCGCAATATCCTGTTGCAGTTCTTTCAGTCTGATTCGAGTGAACGCCGCATTCTCAATGAGACCAACAGCGAGGTCTTTTCTCTTAACTTCTATGTCCTTGTAGATTTCCGTTAATCGCTTTATCTCTCGCTTAATCGCTCTTTGTTCCTTTTGTTCGTCAGTCATTTTACAAGTCACCGTCCTTTCACACAAGTTTTGGGGGGGGAGGGGGGTTATATGTAAGGCGCGCAAAAAATCTAACTGCCCCCCTCGGTCCTACGGTTACCGGTTTCCGATTTTTCAACGGGGGGGATAATCGGTCGGAGCATTCCGCTCTCATCAAAAAAATATTTTTTCGGTTCGCACCCACCTATCCCGTGCCCCGGCAAATCATCGTGACATTTTTTGCACACATATAATAAATTGTCGTAATTGAGAGTAACATCAGGATTGCTTATGTTGCTCTCATTAATCATGATCTTATGGTGCACGATAAAACCGTGTCGCTCTTTACACAGCTGACACAATCCGCCGTCAACAAGCATTCGTTCTGCGATAAAACTTTGTCGGCAGTCCTGCCATTTTTTAGACTTGTAAAATCCTATGGCAAATGCCTTAGCCATACCGTACACCACCAAAAATAAATAGAGCTACAATGCAATTGTCCTCTTGCATCATAACTCTATTTTAAACTATTTTGCGTCCCAAGTAAGGGACTGTTTTTCTAATCCACTAAGCCAAGCAACCAATCCGCCGATGTTGATAATGCCAGAGCTATTCGCTTAACATTATACGCTGACGGTTGACTTGTCCCTGCTATGTAATTGTAAATGTTTGACCGGCTCACTCCGGACTTACGCGCAAGGTCCGAAGGATAAATATTCCGTTCGGTCATTGCTTGCTCAAGCCGTCGAGCGAAAGTTAAATCGAAAGTTCTCATTTAATTATCGTCCTATCATAGCTTTGTACTTGTCAATGTGCTTCTGATAATTTCCGTTTGCTTTTGCTGTTTGAATCACTTGTCGAACCTGAGAAGGATTGCGTTCATAATCTTTTGCAATCTGTTTAACAGATTCACCGAGAAAATCATATTTGCAAAATAGAAATTCAGAAATATCGGTCAATGGTCTGAATGGTATTTTAGATTTTTTAGATGACGCTTTTTTTCTTTCTCTTTCTTTTGCCTTCTCGCTAAGGATTTCTTTCCGGCAAATCGGACAGTATTTTGTTTTAGTGCAAAGTGTAATAACTTCAACTCCGCATCTCTGACAAGTAATTGTTATCGGTTTAGCCGTCAATCTACTTCACGCTCCTTATCCATTTTTGCACCGCAGTTAGGGCAATAATTCTCTTTAATTTTTACCTCTCTACCACACTCAATATGAATCCATCCTTCAAGTTGCCCGTAGGCGTCTCGGATTTCTTCCCACTTACCGTGTTTAACCTCTTGCATATCACACACGGTTGCTTCGTTGGGTTTACTTCCGTCAACTTCGATAATACGCTTAACTGTTTCGGCATTTCGTTTTGAATTAAAGTATATCGTGTTTACACTACCGTCTGCGAACGGTATATCCAAAGCATAATCACCGGATACCTCACGGATTTTTAATTCTTTTTCAATCATTGTTTTTCACCGTCCCCCTTCTTCGCCTTTTTCGGCACCAATTCACCAATGAGGTTTAAGCCTTTGTAACATTCATCACATAGATGTATTTTAACTCTTCTCTTGCTTTCGATAGGAATTGCAATTCCGCTGAGGCAATCAACATCAACTCCCAGATAGAATTCCTTCATCCCAACTGTGTACGGATCTGAGATAACTTTGTTGCAACTATCACATTGATAGATTCTCATTTAGGTTCACCTGCTTGTAAAACTCATATCTGTTATCTTTGTTTTCAGCTTTTATTGCAATCGCTAAATCTTTTGTGCTTATTTCATCTAAACTATTAATACTTTCCATTAATCTGTCAATTAATAAAATTTTTTCACCGTTTGCAACTGCATCAAGCACATCAGAACTACAAACTGCTTCGTACTTCCTCATTTTTTACACCTCTTTCATTAATTTTCTTTGCAAAAACTTCGCTATCAAGATACTTCCTCAGGCTATCTCGTGTCATCGCTCTTTACTGTCCTCAATAGGCTGATTCCAGCATCCAAGACAGTAATGGTCTTTTCTGCAATCATCTTTGTTCATTAGTCCCAAATGATATGGGCATATGCCTTTAGGTATTCCAGTATCATAAAGCTGGACATTAGGATAGTTTTTCAAAAACTCTGTAAGAAATGTCTTTTGCGGATGCTCATTCGACCATTTCTGCACTATTTCTATTGCTTTTTTAGGATAAAGCATTTCAAAAGCTGTACATGATTGCCCTTTATTGTTATTTATGCTGCATAAAGGGCAGTTAGAGCAGCCAAGTTTACATAGCCCATTCTTTGTTGTTCTTTTCGTCATTCTTCGCTTTTCAGCGAAATAATTTTCGGTTTTTGAACAATCAATCATTTTATTCACCTCTCAACGATTCGGCAATTCTTTGTTGATTCTTGCAGATAAGGTCATTTATGTTACAAAATAAATAATATGTCAACCCTCTTATCTCTTCTATATCATCTGTGACCATAATGCGATTGAGTTCACCGTCAATCGTTTCACGGGTGTTATCGATTTCCTGTCTGAGTTTCATTTTATCACTCTCCTTTAATTTTTCGGTTATTCTTTTGGTTAAGCCGTTTTCGTTGGTTA